CGCTCTTTTCCTCTTTAAACATCTCGTCCATCGCGGATCTACTATATGTATTGGCATGACATGGTGGTGGGGTGGTGGCTGGAAGTTTTTTAATCATCTCAATGTACCCGATGGTCGGGCTAATGATGGTGATTTTTCTAAACTTGATAAAACTATTAAAGCCGTCCTCTTGGGCCTCCATATAAACTCTGGTACGATTTTCTTGGATTTCTCGAAAATGACACTTGACAATCAGCGTATGTATCGTAACGCACTTAAAATAATGAATAAGGTTCGTATAGTCAAGGTTACCCGATTGAATGGAAATACTTGGGTTGTTATGAAAGGTGTCATGCCTTCCGGAGTCTTCGAGACTAGTGATGGTGACTCTTGGATTGTCTGCCTTTTATTAGCCTGGTGGGTTGAATATGAGCGTACCGTTAGTATTCACAACGCGAAGATGATTGATAGGTATTTTGAAACTGAATTTAAGACTGCGGTCTATGGTGACGATCACACTTTTGTCGTCGGGCCGCACCTCTATTTCCTTGATGAGGATCGATTTGCTGAATATGTTGCATCTCATTGGGATATGCGTATAAGAGATGTTAGAAAAGGCTTGTCTATCTTATCTATTGTTAGAGATGATAAGATGTGTGTCCCGGGTGTGGTTTTCCTTAAACGTTACCTAATAGAGAGACCTGCTTCTATGCCAACTAATGTAGCGCCTATCGTTCCCTGGAAATCGTCCTTTGGTCATTTTAATAAAATACCTTATTCAGACACGGGCTTTTCAGGGTGGACGAGAATTATTGTATCTGTTATTGGTCATGCTTGGGATTGTATGGGGACTAATGTAATGGCTTATCAAGAATTGTCCGTTCTCCATCATCTCGTTATAGCTGAGTCAGGTGTTAGTATGGCTAAGCTTCCCGCTCTTCTTGAGGAGGAGATGAAAGATGAGAGGGTTAAAACGAAAATACTTAAGAAAATGGGTCTAAAAATGTCCGACTTTATGGCGTTCCCTGACTTGTCTGAGCTTCACCGTAGACACGTTGTCAAAGAAAATGTGTCTAATATCGTTGATCCTAATTTAGCTTTTGGAAAAGAGATCATGGGTATTGAGAATTTCGACTAATTACTAACCTCGACGAAGGGGGAATTATACTACTACCGTA